GGTTGTGAAAGCCAGTCTAGTTAAATCTAATACAGGTAATGTAGATTATAAAATTAAGACTTTGTTTAGAAAAAACGCGGTGTTAGAACTCTTGGATGATCTACAAAAACCATTTAATTTGTATGATAAATTTTAAGGAGTAATTATGAAAATTAAAATAATACAAGGAGATTGCATACATTCCTTGCAGAAACTACAAGATCAAAGCATAAATACTTGTATAACTTCACCACCTTATTGGGGTTTGCGTGATTACAACGGAGAAGAAAAACAATTAGGTCTAGAGGATACACCAGAAGAATTTGTTGATAACTTGGTTAAGGTATTTAGAGAAGTTAAACGAGTCTTGCGTAATGATGGCACAGTTTGGCTTAATCTTGGTGATAGTTATGCAGGTAATAATTCAAGAGCATCAAATAATGGTAGGGCTGGTTATGGAACTGAGCGAGAGGGTGTATTTACAAAAACAGGTAAGGGATTAAAAACTAAAGATTTGGTTGGCATACCATGGAGAGTAGCTTTTGCATTACAACAAGATGGTTGGTATTTACGCCAAGATATTATTTGGCACAAGCCAAACCCAATGCCAGAGAGTGTGCAGGATCGTTGCACCAAAGCACATGAATATATATTTTTATTAAGTAAAAGTCAGAAGTATTACTTTGATAACGAAGCTATCAAAGAGGATTTAGCAGACACATCTAAAATCAGGTTGACACAAAGCAACATTAACAACCAAAAAGGTAGCGACAGAGTTCCAGGAAAATCAAATGGCCCTATGAAACCTGTTGTAACAAAAAAACATGGTAAATATAGAACAGAAGAAAATGAGGCAAAACATAGACAGGGTATTCATGCAAATCGTGGAGATAACTTGATTGAGGTAAGAACTAAATTACCAAAACAAAAAGAATTAGTAAAATTTTTAAGATCTAAAACTAAAGCAAAGACATTAGCAGAAAATACTGACATACCATTAACAAAAATAGAGCATTGGTTTAGAGCAGATGAAGCTGGTTTTGCATATCCAAGTATAGAAGATTGGAAAAAGGTTAGAGAATATATAGATGATTGGTCGCAAGAATTTTACATAATTGACAAAGGATTAACTTTTTTTGAATTAAAAACAGATGAAGTTGTTTTATCTGATAAGCGTAACAAAAGATCTGTTTGGACAGTAACTACTAAACCATTTGCGGGAGCTCACTTTGCAACATTTCCAATGGACTTAATAGAACCATGTGTATTAGCTGGTTGTCCTGTGGACGGAACAGTTTTAGATCCTTTTGCTGGTAGCGGAACAACGGGTATTGTTGCGGTTGGCCATAATCGTAATGCAGTTTTGTGTGAGTTAAATGAAGAATATATTGAACTAGCTAAGAAAAGAATTAGAGAAGATGCGGGTATGTTTGTTAGTATTGAAGAAATATAACTATGGGCGATATTGGACATAACTATAGTAAGTTCTACCCATAACTATAGTAGAACTTGGACATAACATGAGTAAGATCGCCTCATATATCCATTAACATAACATGTTAATAGGAGTGGAAACCCTGGAGGGGTTTCACACTCCACGCGCGGAGGCGCACAGAGAGAAGAAGTATGAAAAGATTTAATGCAGTTGATAAGGAACATTGGTGGATCACAGCGCGCGCGGAAGAGCAAGGCAAAGGCACGCTAGTTCCGATAGCGCTAGCGCGAAAAGAAAACGATTTTTCGCGCGTGCGGTCTATCGTGTGGGCTTGGTTTAGGCGCGAGTGCGGAAGAACTGAGCTAAGTGTTGGAGCTAAGTTAATGTTGTGGGCATTGTGCGAGCGCTGGCGATATGAAACTTGGTCTTCGCATGATGCGATAAGTTACTATGCAAAGATGACAGGGGTGAATAGAAAAACTGCGGGGCGCGGTGTGGGTGAGTTAATAGATCAAGAAATCATCTGGTGTGTGTTAGAGGGCGAGCAGAAAAGACTCAGGCGTTCGCAAGCGAAAGGTAGGAAGCATTTTTTGTTGGTTGGTTTAATTGACCTGGTGCGCGAGTGAGTCGTAAGGCGCGCGGGCAAAGAGGTGGCTAATCAATTTATACATACGGAGTTAATTAACCTACCC